TGGCATACCACTGGCTGCCATGCTGGTGTCTAATGCAGCAGGTTGGCCTGTGACCACACCCAGTGCTGTTTCCAGTTGTTGCTTGGAACCTTGCAAGTTTTGCACAAGACCTTGCAATGCACCAGTAACATCACTGTTGAATTGTGTGGCTTGTTCCATACCAATTTGATTGCGAATGCTGTCTACCAGTGCAGGCAGGTCTTTGAATTGCATCTCTGTAGTGTCTTCCAACATTGATTGCATTTTGTCTACCATGTCTTGTGCAGCCAAAACAACTTGAGCTTGTTGTACTTCTGATTCTTTCAGTGTACGTAAAGCACTGCGTAGCTTATTTTCTGTCTTCATCAAGGCAGCGCCAGCAACAAGTTTTTGCTCGTCAGGATTCAATGACTGACCTTTTGATGCTTTGGTCAATGCTGCCTTCAGTGCAGGATCTTTTGTTGTGGCAATAGTTGCGGCTGCATTCTGTGCGGTATTTTGTTGAGCACCAGGAGCAGTAGTTGGTGCCATGTCTTCGCTCACACGATGTGCAAGTGCTTGTTCCATCATGATCAATTTGAGATACGCAGGGTTGCGTTCACTGGTGTGTCGACCAAGACCACGCTGGTGTTCGGCAATGACTCCACGAACACGTTTAAGCATGACACGGGCTTCGCGCACTGTGATCTTGTTCACGGGCATTTTTGTACCAAAGTAACTTTCAAATACTCGGGTCGCTTGGCGGCTCTTTTTTGGTGTGGCCAGGTCGGTTAATTTCATTTGGCAAATCCTCTTAGTTGTAGATATTTAGCCGAATTTAAACATTTTTCAAGTTCTTGATTCAGCAGTGTTAAGTTTTCAATTTTAGATGCAAGTTTGGTGCGCACCATTTCACGGAATTCGGGTCTGCTGCTACAATCCGCTTGTCCACGACGGCAATGGATATCAGCAGTCAACGTTTGTTTTTTGTTGTCTAATATACGGATGTTTTGTGCTAATTTATACTGTTGCAAGTGATCTGCTACACACCATGACATGGCATTTTTTTTACTGCTGAATATGCTCACAAGATCATCACTGTGATATACTGCAAATCCTGCAGGCTCCGGGCACAAATGATATCGTCCAAACGCAACATATCCACCATGTTCATCATCAATTATGAGTTCGGTGTACACACGTTTAAGTTCACGTTCAGCAAAGCGTTCTAATTTTTGATCACGGGTCATAGTGTCTTGATGTAATGAGTGGCCAGCCACCCCACAACGCCCAGCAACACACCAATGATGCCTATGCCCCAGGCAATGATTTGATCGTTGCGTTTTTCGCCCATTTTGCGCACAATGCCATGCACTTCAGTGACCATGTGTTTGACGTGGCCAACTTCTTGTTCCACTGTTTCTATTTTGAGTTCCAGCATGCGGTAACGTTCGGCACACAGTTCAACGTGGGCTTCAAGGCTTTTCTTTTCAATGTCAGTGGTATCAACCATGTTCAGGCTCCAATGGCTTATTTATGGCGGTAAACCAAATGTTTTGATTGGAGCCTGACCCGTGCAGGGTGGCCACAACTGCTTCTTGTTCATTTAGCCCTGTGACCATGGGCACACCTTCGCAGTCAACCACAAGCCCGGCTAAATCGTCACTGTCAATATTGTTGCTGAGTACCCCTTCAGCTTCTACTTCAAATTCAAAATGCCATCCATCTTTTTGTTTCACTGGATGTACAATATTCATGGGTTGTGTACGCAAACTGATGATTTGCAAAAGACTTTCCCAATTGCGCTGTTGATTTCTAGCACGGTTCCATGCTTCTGCAGTTTCAATTCTCATGCCCGACTTGGTAGTATAAGGCAGTTGTTGCGGTCTGAAATGTCCTGTGACACCGGTGTGGGTACAATCAAAAAAGGTGCGGCACAAGACTTTCATTATGTGCATATTTAACGCCAAAAAGAAACCCTGGATTTTTTACGTCCAGGGTTGAATTTTCACTATCTAGTTATTATGCTAAATTAGTGAAACTGGCAGTTGAGCTGACGTTACCAGTTGGGATGCCAAGATTCAAACCACCTGTGGCGTTGGCTGTTTGAGCAGCAGCAACCAAGGTAGCTGTGGTGAAAGCACCACTTGGATAGATGGCCAAGTTGATTGTGCCAGCTGTTGCACCTGCTTGATAAAAAGCAATTGTGCTGGTTTGTTGAACTGCTTGCAACACATTGTTCAAGTAACCGTTGACGTTACCAGCATTGGTAAGTGCACCGTTTGCTATCAATGAGAAGAATTGCAGTTGTGGTCCAGACAACATCACTGGGCCTTGGGCCGCAACGTTTGCTGTTCCTGCGATACTACCGTTAGCTACATCCAGTGCAAATACTGGTTGTGTAGTTCCATTTACTTTTGTAAATTGTGCCATGATAAATTTCCTTTAGGTTAATTGGTCTTGTTGGACCTGCTTTTATTTATACCTTCGGCAAAAAATCAGCCAGCTGGTGGGTTGTTTTGGGCCGCATTTCTAGCAGTAAAGTCAAATCTGTTGACTGCTTTGGCATAACCTGCAGGGGTGGCCATGACCCAACCTTCGTGTCCTGGATCCTTCAAATCCAGCTGGCGCAAGATATCCAGCTTCAAATCATGCAACAGCAAGAACAGGGTAAATGCTGCTGACAGCGCACCTGTATTACTAGCAGGACTGTTCAAGTATTCCACAATGTTGCCAAATTTCTTGGGTGTGACTTTGGTCTGCAACCATTCACCAAATCCTGGCAGCAAGTTATCAAAGTCGCCACTGGTTTTGATTCTGTAGTTGATGTAGTCCACGCACAGTTTTGCTAGATCTGTGATTTGTTGTGCTCGTAGTTCTGCAGGATTAAACAGTGTGGCAATAGCACGACCGTCCCCACTGTTGGCCACGGATTTGATTTGCTTGATCAGATTAGCATCTGGCACAATTTCTTTGCCACCAATGGGCTCAATCAACAACAGGCCTGGTACTTCGGCAAATCGTACTCCGCTGAGAGGTTGACGTGCATCACCCGCATCTGCATACATGGAGTGCATGGCAATACCTGTGTTGCTGGCACCAATGCGCTGCCCCAGTGCTGTTTTTGCTGGGATTTTGTATTGCACGGTATTGGGTTTGAACACATAATTTCCAGCTTCTAGTGTTGGTGTTGACATGTACAACAAATCACCTTTGACGTAACCCCGGAAGTTGCGCGGAGTTGCTGCTTCTAGTTTGGGCCACAGTGTGGCATACAGTTGTATTAATTCATCTCTAGCGCCAGAACGTGTGCGTTGTATGTCAGCCATCATTCGGGGCGATGTTGCCAGTCCATCGTAGCCTTTGGCTTCAAAGCCTGATCCGTCGGTGAGCACAAACTCACCAGTTTGGGGTTTGCGTCCAAATATCACAGCAGGCTTACCGTCCCATTTCACAGTGGTAGTCTTGGTGGGTGCATCAGCTGCCGCTTGTACAATCTGTAGTGCCGTTGTGACCCCAGGCAGGCCATTGCGAAACACATAATCTTCCAAGTGTTCAATACCCTTGGCCTTGCCGCCTACTCCTGCTTCTTCTGCTTCGTAGATCTGATATGGATTAGCACTCTCACGTTCTACTAGTGGCTGCATGCCTTGGTTCACAATTCTATCACGCAGGCGTGCCAGGAAATAAGTGTCTGTGTCTTCCGTCACAGCGTCAGGCTGCGGCAAGCCTTCTTTGGTCAGGTACTCACGGAAATCTTTAATTTTGACTTCTCGATCTTTGTCTAGGGCCAATGCGGCAAATATGGTTTCCACGGTGCTGAGATTGTCTCTTGTGGCTCTGGGTCCAAGAATCATTCGTGCAGCCTCGTCGGGATCCATGGTGATCAATTGCTTGTTGGCTCTGCTGATCACACCATTGCTGCCCAAGGTAAGTCCGTGATATTTGGCCAGGCTGCTCATCAATATAGCACGGTTCATGCCTTTGTATGCGGATCCTGCGCCTTGATTGTAGTAGAACGTGCCCCAGTCCAAGTTAGGGAAGAACATGAAGTCTGTTTGCACATAGCCCAATTCTGGACGTCCTTGAATGGGTGTTCGCAGGTGTACTTCGCCACCTTTTTTGATCCATTCAGCAGGCGGCAGTTTTTGGCCCACTATCCACTGTGTTAGTTTTGCGGCCAATTGGTCTTTTGATATTTGATTGGCATCCACAGCAAGATCCATGTCTCCTGACGTGGGTGCTTTGCCGGTTGACCCTAGCCAGTGTTCACGTGGGAATTCAATGCCGGTCAGTTGTTCAAGCCAGGCCACAGTGGCAGGCACATCGCTTTGGTTGATACGACCCGTGAGTGGTTGGCCGTCTGCGTCTTTGAATACATTACCACCTTCTAACAGTGTGCGTAGGCTTTTCATAGTTGTCTAATTTTTTTCAATAAGGTTGTACTGGGATCAAATCCACGACTCCAGGTCAGGGATTCGTTAAGTTTACCCGCAAGTGCCAATTTTATGGCATCTTGCTCACTTGTTCCTGGCGGTACTTTGGCGGCCATTGCCGCAGATTGTTGTGGTGTAAATCCCAGCTTTGTCAGCGCTGCTGCGACATCAGGAGATCCGGTGGCAGCAGCAGTTGGCGGTTGTTGTGTTGGTGCAGGTGGTTGTTTCGTTGCTGGGGGTTGTTGTGGCGGGGCAGGGGGTGGAGTTTGAACAACATACGATCCTAGTATATGTTGTCTATAAGCCATATTATGAGACGGATTGTTGGGGTCATAAGGCTGCCCTAATATGGTAACTTGGCCATTGGCATCTATTTTTACTGTGTCAAAACCGCCTCTACCAGCATTATTTTTAAAAGCCAGGTAGGCTGCACGATGTTCGGGATTGGCACCATTGTAGGGCTTTCCTGCTATGGTTATTTTACCTACAAGTTGTTGATGATCTGGATTGGCAGCATCATAAGGTACACCATCTATGGTTATCTTGCCTGTACGGTCGGTGTATACTTCGTTTTTGGCATCTTTAGGCAGCAGATAACCTAGGCCAACCTTGTTGGCATTGTATGCCTGCATTGCATTGGCAAAGGCGTTGCCATAATTAGCTTTTCTTCCTTGTGGCGCACCCATTTTGACCTTGCTGGCTGCTGCCAGTGCTGGATCAATTCCTGTCTCAGGACTTGCCACAGGAGCACCTGTGGTTGACATGTTTGATGGCATGGCAGTGTTAGTAGCAGGCACATTGGCCAATGGCACATTGTATGTGGGCTGACTTGGTGACGCTGCTGGTGCCGGAGTAGCTACTGGGGCAGGAGTTGCTGCAGGTGCTGGAGCAACAGTTGAAGCACCACTGACGGTAGGAGTCACAGTCATTTGTGGCTTCACACCAGGTCCTACCCCAGTTCCAAAATTTGGGGTAACTACAGTTGCTGGAGCAACAGTTGAAGCACCACTGACGGTAGGAGTAACAGTCATTTGTGGCTTCACACCAGGACCAACACCTGTGGCATAATTGGGTGTGCCAGGTGGTGATCTACTGGGATCATACTCTTTCAAATTTCTTTTACCAGAAGTAAGTTCAAATATCTGCATGAGTTCTCCTGACTGAGCGTTCAAATTTGCCAGTGTCTCTATGACGGATAGCATTGAGCAATTTACGTTGCAAATTCTCTGCTTGGTCAGCAGGGTATTCTGCTTCAATTTGTTCCAGCAATCTTATAGCACTTTCTATGATATTGCTGGCGCGAGTTTCAATCACCAGTCGGCGATCACGCTCTACGTACAAGTTATCTAGTTCTTCCAAGATGCTGCGGGTCTTCTTTTGCATTTGTACACGGGCCTTTGGATTATTTAGCGGAAATGCAGTTGCAATAAATATCTGATACAAGGAAACAGTATGACTAGCCAGATCAACCCCGCTGATATCGACGGTAATTATCCTATTGCAGGTGTGAGCAACAACACTCAAGGCATGCGTGATAATTTCACCAACACCCGAACAAATTTTCAATATGCTGCAGATGAAATTACCGACCTGCAAAACAAAGCTGTGCTCAAAGCTGCACTGTCAGGTACCACACTGGACAACAATCTTGGCAACAATGTGGTGTACAATGCCCTTGTCAAAGGCATTTCAGGCACAGTTGTGGCCATTGCCAACACTTCGGGCACAATCACAATAGATTGCAGTGCCGGACCCTATCAAAGCATCAACATGGCAGGCAATGTGAGTTTGAGTTTTACATCAAACACATGGCCCACTGCCGGTACCCTGGGCATGTTGCGCACACAAATCACAGTGGACCAAGTGGGACGTACATTGACTTTGCCCAGCACAGTCAGCAATGGCATTGTGGGCATTCAAGGATACTCCAGCAATGTGATTACATTCGCCAATACCGGCACCTATGAGTTTGGCTTCTCTACAACCAATGCCGGTAATGCCATCACAATTGTTGATTTTAATCGTCCCTTGAATTATTACACCAATGACTTAAACATTGCTGCCAACACTGTCAGTACCAGTAGCATTACAGGTGCCTTAACCGTGGCCGGAGGTGTGGGTGTTCAGGGCAATTTATATGTCAATGGAGATATATTCGGCAACGTTACTGTGACTGACATTTCTGTGGGCACTGTGACTGCCTCTGGAAATGTTCTTACTAGTGCAGGTAATGTGTTGGTCACAGGTGGAGTAGGTGGAGTAGGATACACCTCAGGTGCTGGCGGTACAGTTAGCCAGGCAACTAACAAGGCCACTGGCGTTACTCTCAACAAACAATCTGGAGCTATCACCATGCAGGCCACCAATTTGGCTGCTGCCACTATAGTGAGTTTTGTATTGACCAACAGTACAATTGGTGCAAATGATTTGCTGTTGTTGCAACATCAAAGTGGCGGCACACTGGGTTCTTACACTCTCAATGCTGCCGCTGCGGCAGGTAGTGCCACAATATATGTTAGAAACAACACTGCTGGTGGTCTTGCTGAAGCTTTGGTTATACGTTATGCAGTGATCAAAGGTGCTGTGGCCTAACCAGTTTTGATCTTGCCCAGCAGTTGTTTTAGTTTTGCACTTTGAACATCTGCTGTGATTTTTGGTGCTGGGTCCGAACTGTTCCATAAAGCAGGGTCTGACTCACCACCAGCCGGGCTAACTTGGCTGCGGGCCTTGATTGAGTCCATGATGGATACAGATGGTTTCTTTGAATACCCATCTCCATCTTCTCCGCCTTCGTCAGTAATGCGCATGGTTTCAATGTTGTACTCCAAATCAATTTTTTGACCAACGCCGGTCGAGCTTCGAGACTTCATACATTGTATCTGATACTTGCCGCGCTCTTTCATGGCGCGACTTGTAAAGATACCAAACACGTTGTCTGCTGTGTTGATTTTAGATATACCACCTGAAATGTGACTGTGATCAAACTCAATTTCTTCCACAGCACTACGGTT